TGTTGCATAGCGGCTTGGGTTGCTTCCTGTTCTTGTTGTTTTTGTTCAGGAGACTTAATTAGTCCTTGAGTGTCAATACCTAAAGAAGCACCTAAGCGGTCTAAGTAGTCATCAATGTTTAAGTTATTTTGAATCACCTCTGCACCAAGAGGTGCGAGATATTGTAAGAACGCAGATAGCTTATTAAGATCCTGACCTCGGCCAAGAGCCTCTAAACCAGTAACGATCTGAGGCTTCAAAGTATCTTTAGGGAACTTAGGCATCTTACCTTCTTTCGTCATTCTATTAAGAAGTAGATTAACAAGAGGTAATTGAAACTCTTGTGATAGTACAGAGTAGATACCACCTAAAGCAGTCTCTAGTTCTTGTGCCATGTATCTTACTTCTTCCGCAGTTACTCGTTCAGCATTACGCTGTACAGAACTGTTTAGGAGGAAGGAGAAGGACAAGCGTTCAGTAATGGTAGCCATTGTTTCTTGAGCTACACGGAAGTCATTGAACTTGTTAGCTTGTAGTGTAGATACGTCATTTGCGTCACCCGATATAATAGCACCGTTGGGTGAGTCAGCAATACTACGTACCTTTGTCGTACCATTAGGACGAACCATAAAGATAAGTTTAGCACTAGCTGCGCTTCCTTCTACAATCGCTCGTGTCAAGGCTTCTAGTGATTTTAGATCACCGATAATCTCTTCCACGAAAGAGCGTCCGTAATCGTTACCATCAATAGCAATGAAGCGTAGAGCTAACCACGGCAGTTTGTCTTCAGGGTAACTACCTTCAGACTTAGGGATTACTTCCCCGTGTACTTCTTGATGTATCTTAAACTTCTTACCTTCACGCTTGATACAAGTGTATAAGTCACACTCTCTTTTATCTTGTTGTTTGATATACTCTTCATTCTCTTCTAAATTAGCCTTCACATTCTCAGGGAGAGCTTCAAAAGCAACAGACTCCTTAACAACAATCTTAAGTAGGTTGCCCATAGTATCCCGCTTGACGCAGTAGCTATCTAAACGAAAGATTTTCATCCCACCATCTTTGGGCATGTGTATAAGGGCGTTACCACTGACAATAAGTTGCTTGAGCATTTCAAATGCAGGTACTCTAATTGCCTTGGCCTCTACCATCTGTGATGCGGAGCGTTCAATACGGGCTAAGGCATCCTCTGCCTTACCTCTGGCATCAGCACCAGCAAGTTCCACTAAGTCAAAATCATCAATCGTTAAACGAAAGAAGGGACTATTAGGTGGGAGAAGAGTCATTAACAACTTGGAGGCTAAGTTATTGACCCCTCTCGCACCAACCGCTTGATACGGTGTATCGTATTGAGTAGAAGATGTATGACCATCACGTGGCATGAGTGTCGGTATTGTCAATTCAGCAGCCGCTCTCGCTCTTGTCAAAAAGACATCCCGATCTGCCTCCATGTTTTCGTAAGCACTAGCTACGCTTTGCTCGTTCATCATCATGGGTTATTCCTACTTTTTGATTGTTAAACCTGTGCCTGTTCCTGAATTACCTGTTTGAACACCTGAAGAACCTCTACGGAGTTGTTTAGACCCTTTACGTTTCTTCTTACGTTGTTCAGCATTAGAGTCTACAGCGTTTTCTATTGCATCTGGAGCTGGAGCTGGTGCTGGCGGTGCTGCTGGTGGCTTTGGAGTCTTGGGTTTTGACATGCACATAATTATTCCTCATTTGTTTGATCGTCGTTAAGCATAGCTTCTATTTTTTCAACAACAGCTTGTTGTCCTTGTAAGTAAGCGATCTGAATATCTTTTACGCCTAGTTTATGTGGTAGTTTATTTGGATATATTTCCTTTAATAAAACTACTAACTCTTTACTTATAATAGGGTTTATTTTCATAACTGTTCTCTAATAGGGGAACCTTCGAGATAAACTAATTAAATCAAAGGGTTATAAGGAAGGTATTTCTTAGACTTAAAAACGATATGGGGGCAGTTTATTACCTCCAATATCATTATTATATTTCACACTGTCCAGCTACACAAGCGAGTTCCTGGGTTCCTGTTGTAGTGTCTTCTTTCTCAAATTTACCTAAGTCATCCCAGTTAATATTTTTAGGCATCTCAGCTAAAGTTTCATCGTATTGCTCCTTAGTGATTGCTGTGTATGGGGCTTGTTGATACACATGGTCAGTCCGAGGTAGGAAGCTGATACCTGAGCAACTGTCTAACCTATCCCACAACCACTGCCCTGCTGCGAGGAACTCAGTATCAGAGTAGTATATTGTAACACTAGGTTTATGCTCACACCAATGGTTCTGATAAGTTTCCCATAGGTCAAGCTGTTGCTGAACGTTGAGAGAGTCTACAGAGGTAGAGCCTTCTGGAGCCTTGATAGGATAAGAGAATACATAGTTCTCTTCGTTCATCACATCTTTCTCCCAAGGTATTCCAGCATCCTTCAGGAACGCTGAAATAGGATCTTTACCATCACTCCTTACTGTACGGATGTAATAGTCAGAGAACCTAGCGTGAATACCAGAGGCACTATCTACTAACTGAGAGACTGTTCCACTAGGTTTCACGGCAGTAACAGCCGTAGATTGATTAATACCTAAACTCTTAGCCCACTTCTTATTTGTTGCCACTGCTGTAGCTTTAAGCTTCTGAAGAATTGTGGGGAGTTGTTCTTGATCACCACAGAACCACGAAGTGTCTTTATCTTTACCAGACATAATAGCATGATCCATGATGCCTGTCATACTTACACCTAGTAAGCATTCTTCTTCTGTGTTCTTTTTCCAGACAGACCGAACGTACCGGAAATTAGTCAAAGATGACTGTAGTGTCCCTAAGATTGTAGCCAGCTCTACCTTACGGTTTAAATCAGCCAGTGTGTCAGTACTTCTGATAACCACTTCTGATAAATTACAAACCTGTGCAGAACGTAGAATGATCTCGCTGCAAGGGTTCGTCCCAAAGTCATGCTCTATGTCCCTTCGTCCGTTTTTCTCGGCTTGCTTCTTAGCTGCTGTTCGAGAAAAGATGCCACGCTCACCCGCTTTCGATTTATATAATGAAGTCCATTCTTCCAAGAACGTTTCAAAGTCGGGACGTTCGTTGTATACTGCACTATTATTAGCGAGAGCGCGTTGTCCATCATTCTCCCACCAATTACCAGACTTAGCATGACGCATTCTATCATCAGAAAGATTAGAAAGACTAATAAGAGCACTCCTACGCACCCCACCAACCACAACAATTTCCGCAATTTTACATACAATGTCATGTACCTCTATAGAAGTGAGCTTACGGCCAGCAGCGTTCTTGAAAGTAGACACAGAAAAACGGAAAAGAGAAACAAGTGGATCGCTGCCCGAAGAACGCCCACCGAACGTATGTAACCTTTCACCTTTTTTACGCAGACGGCTAATATCCCACGAAGGTATTTGACCTGAATACAAAAGACTAACCAATTCACGGAAAGCTTTAGCCCAACCAATTTTACTGTCTTTAACAACGATTGTAGTCTCTGTCTCATTAAATTCCTCGGCTACTTCTGGAAGTTTATTTACAGACTGACGCTCGACAGAGAAGCCAACACCAGTGCCACACATTAAAACATATAAAATTTCATCGAATGCTCTTACATGGTCGATTGCCACGTAGGAGCAGTTGAACCCTGCCATGTTATCACGATCAAGTGCTTTACCTGCTGTCATTAAGCAGCGCATGGAGGGCATCACTTCTAGGTTGTAGATAGCATCGAACAAGGTCTTAGCTGTCGCCTTATTGATCTGTCCTTTAGCTAACCAGAAGTCTACATACCGATGTACTGTTTCTTCCCAAGTCTCACGTCGATTGTCTTCTTCACGCCATCTTGCGTAGCGGGATTTGTGAATGTATTGTTGATATGAGTCCATTAACGCTTGTCTCCTGATCCTTTAATGGTATTGTTTGATTTACGCAGCATCACCTTACTAAGATTATCAAAAGCTATGTCACTGAGGTTAAGCCCTAGTCGATCAGCCAATACTGCTAAGTACCAAAAGACATCTCCCAGTTCAGCACTAATATCCTCTTTAAAAGTAAGTGCTTCCCCATCACGTATTTTTTTCTTAACCTTACCTGCAACTTCCCCAGCTTCGGAACACAAGCCCATTGTAAGATATTCTACTGCAAGGTCTTCAGGAAAGACGGCTGTTAAATTACATTTAGCTTGATAGTAATCAAAGCCTTCAAACATACCAGTTAAGTAGTCATAATTCATTTCTTTAATTTTCTCCATTACCAGTTAGTACCTTTAGTTTTTTTCATTAGTTCAATCATTTTGTTTAAATACCATCGTGCTTTCTCTGCATCTTGGATAGGATTTCCTTTTTCCCATAGACGTGTGCCGGTGTACTTTATTAAGTTACCGTGACAATATGAGATAGCATCGTGATAACCTAGCACATCAATAATGTAGTCGATGGTTTCTATCGAACCTACATTGTAGTGTGCGGGTTTGTTTACAACGTCGTTATCCGTTGTGGTGGTGTGGGTACTCGTATAAGCTAAATCCCACTCTGCTGCGGATGCATCGTTTATGCTGCCCATAGTTTTACTTCCTTCGTTTCAAAGTTATATTCACCGTCACGTAGAATACGTGCTAGTCTTGCATTCTCTATTGCTACTTCTTCACCAAGCCCTTTAGAGTCAAAAACTTTTACGACTGTTTCCCAAGTAGCTCCTTCCTTCTCTAAGATTGTGTTAGCTCTCTTATCACCAACGGTAGGACAACCTTTGTAGTTATCAGTCGAGTCACCCACAAGGGTTTGGTACAAGAACATGTAGTCTGCTTCTTCTTCATCTACCTCCACAACCTTACCATCAATCAAGTGGTACGCAGGTATGGTAAGTAGATCTTTATCCGCAGACCAGATCACCGTGTTCTTATCCGCACTGCCTAAGATTCCTAAAAGATCATCTGCCTCTAGGTTATCCTCAACTTTACCGTTGTGATTATCTGCCAAATATTTTTTAGCAAAATTTAGGAGCATGGGTTTACGAGTACCCTTACGATTAGCTTTGTAGTAAGGGGCCACATCTTTGCGGTACAGGTTGTCTCCACTGAGACAGGTGATTACTTTATCACACCCTGACTCTTCAATGATCTTACTCATAAACTCTTCCATCGAAGCTATAACATCCTTCTCGTGAGCATGTAGTGTCCATATACCCTCACCCCAATCAATAGGAGTCTCAGCAACAACAGCAGCTTTATAAGCCACTATGTCACCATCAACTAATAATGTTCTAGTAGTTTTCATCTTCATCCTCTAGCATTTCGTAAAACTCTTCAAGAGTTATAGTTTGCGTATCATCATCATTACTACAGTACATGCGGTATGCAATAATCCCTTCCACAATCCATTTGTAAGCAAGAGCAAACGAGACGAAACCGAAACCGAAACCTAAGATTAAATTAAGTGTGCTTGTTTCCATGATTATTCCTTATGCTTTGCTAAACGTAGTTTACGGGTTTTAGGGTTAAATAATATGTATTGAACACCCAATTCTTTTTGCAACGCTGTACGTGCTCTAGCGTTATTAGCTTTGTCGCTACTATTCATCTTAACATCAAACAAGTAAACCTCCCCATCTTTGATCGCCACAATATCAATAGCACCTGTGCAGCCACAGTTCTGGAATACTTCAAAACCTTCATCCCATAACCAAGTGATTGCATAGTACTCCGCCATATCTCCAAGACGGTTAACATCAGTGAGTGTCTGCCCAACTACTTCCGACTTGGAACTCTGAGTCGAGAGGGCATTTAAAGTTGAACGCTTGCTCTGTTTCTTTAATGGCCGCTTTAGTGATTGCACCAATATCATCCTCAAGCCCTTTCTTAACTAGGATCTGAACTTCATCGTGAACATACGCCACAATCGTAGCATCTTCGTTAGTGTAGCCTTTACGTCTTATCATATTTTCTATGGAAACGTACCAATGTTTACAAAGGATTGCTCCCGCTGATTGAAGTAAAGTGTTCAGGGCAGCATGGGGGTGACGGATAGGGATTAACCTACCATCTAAACCCTTTATAAACTTTTCACCATGCTGCTGTTCCAGCCTAATATTTAGAGCTTCTGTGAGTTTCTTTAACGCAGGAGTCTTAGCCAGAAATCGTTTCTTAATCTGACCCCCCTCCTTCGCACCTTTGCCAATGATCTGACCTATCTTTTCATTTCCTGCTCCGTATAAAAAACCGTAGATAAATGTCTTAGCTTGGGGGCGAGTAGCTAACCCTGCGGCTTCTTGGTTAGCGGTATGGATGTCCCCTTCGAGTATCTCTTTACCATACCTACCTCCATCGTATCTGCACATATAATGCGCCAAGCATCGTAACTCAAGCCCGCTTGCATCTGCACCAAGGAGTACATATCCACTAGGAGCATGGAATAACTCTCTACATTCTTTTCCAAATGCCGCACCTGTGCTTGGGACTTGAGCAACATTTGGGTCTGAGTGAGTGCAGCGAGAAGTAACAGCACCCATGTGGTTGACGCGACCGTGTATACGTCCGTTATTTTCCAGTTTAAGCCATGCTTGTTTTCCATTGCCTAGTTGCCCCAGCCTTTTGTTTAACATTAGGAACTCAGTTAATAAAGCAGCCTCGGGTAAATCAATTCCCGATAAGATTTTTTCATCAACTTTTGGCTCCCCTGAAGGCGTAAAATCTTTTGGAGTCCAGCCTAGCTTCTGTAACCTATCTGCAATTTGTTGGCGTGAAGCAGGATTAAAAGGAATAGTCTTTGTTTTGGTTTTTAACTCAATGATAGTAGGTTCAAGAGTATTAACTAATTCCGTTTGTATTTCCTCCTTACGTGTAGTCAAACCTGTGTAAAGTTTTTGTGCCTTCTTAACATCGAAAGGAAAACCTGCTTTCTGTTGTTTAATAAGGAGTCTATTCATCTCATGTTCAAGACGCATAGGTTTTTCTGGATAGTTTTTTGATTTAATTAAATTATAGAGATGAACATTAAGTAATACATCCTGTTGACAATACTCTAACATCTCAGGTGAATAGGAATCCCATGCCTCGTTCTGCTCTCCGTAGTTACCCTTATGAAACTTTAAGCGTTGTCCCCATGCCTTTAAGGAATGTGAACCAATCAACTTATTGTCAACTGTCCGCTTCAACATATCTTTTTCTTTCATGTTGGGCCAAATCAAACGTGAGGCGACTAACGTGTCAAAGACTTCTCCTTTGTATTCAAAGTTATAAAGCTTTTTCAGTACAGGTAAGTCATACGCCATGACGTTGTGCCCCCCTATCTGTTGCGCACCACGCAACGCTTCAAGAGCTGCACTTATTTGTGTCGGGTCATATTTAAATACTTCCCCTGTGTCGGTGCACTGCATAACGATACAGTGAACTGTTGTTACATTGTCAAGTAGATTGTCTGTTTCTATATCAAATATTAACATATATCATCTCGCTGGATTGATTAAATTCAATTGCTTCGCACCGTTGGTCTCTGGGTTATGAGCCTAAAAACTCGATACCTTCAACCTTACCAACTTGATCGCCAATCTCATTTGAGTGGAGCAGTAGCAAGCCTTTCTTACCAAGTAGTATATCGTTATTAAACCAGTCTATTGCCTCTTCATCAGTGCCGTGCATTACTTCATCATCATATTCAATCTCTACAACCATTCTAATCTTCTTCATAAGTCCTCCCGTAAATCACACATAACAATTATAGCCAGCAGACACGTTCGCCTGCGTCCTTTGAATGCAGTGTTATGCGCCAAGATTATTCAGCGCATCTGTTGTGCCTTTAAATTGCGGAATCTCTTCCGCCTCATGGTCTTTGTCGCAACAATCTTCACACCAATACTCGCCGCACATTTCCCAAAGGTAATCTCCATCGTCTGGAGTTTTATTGCAAATAGAACACTCTAAAATTCTTTGTGTAACTCTATGTCCCATTTTATTTCTCCGTATCGGCGCATAACAACGCCATTAAAAATCGCTCATTCTTCGCTGGACTCGCTTACGCTCGCCTTTTATGGCCAAAGGTTATACGGCTTCTTCTATCGCCTTTTGGTGCTCAATAACGGCACAAGTCATTTCCTTAGCTGCTGCTTTTGAAGTATCAACTATCGCATCAGCGCACAACTTAAATATCTGTTCTATATGCTCCGGTGACAGCCGCAAGCTAACTTCTCCATGTTCGTTATCGAATACAATTTTTCCCGTGTATTTCCCTTTGTTTTTGCCCCACCTTTCACGCTCTATTTCAAGTTTTACTAAATTCATTATCCACTCCGTAGTTAGTGCTTAAAATTCTGGAACAACGTCTTCAGACATTCTTCCCGTTTCTTTGGAGTACATTAATTGACCTGCAACTCCTGTCTCCCCTGACCACCTATTCTTTAAAACACGGACGGTAGTTTGATTGGATGTTTCCGCATCCTGTTGGTTACGTTCTAAGCCTATCACAATGTCACTTAGTTGTGCAATAGCAGCACTACCTCTAAGTTGAGATAGAGAAGTTATCACACCTTCTTCGTGTCCTTTGTCACCGCTTGGTCTACGTAAATGTGAGACAACAATCAACCCTATGTTTAACTCCTCTGTAAGCGAGCGAAGGTTAGTCATCATGTTATCTATGATACGTCTTTCGTCACCACCCTCGATACCGGATACAACAATACTGATATGGTCTAGGATAACGTACTGACAGCCACACCCCCTTGCGAGGTAACGTATCTTTCCTAGTAGGTTTTCAGATTCAGTTGAACCCCAGTGATCATACATAAACACACGGCCTGTGCCAAGTGTAGCATCAAAGGCTTCTCGTAGTTCTTCCTTTGGGACATCTTCGAGATGCACAAGCTTGTTTAAGTGTAAGGACATCAATCCCTGAGCTGTGCGTTTACTGGATTCCTCCAACGCAACGTAGCCTATGGTAGCACCTGCGTTCAGTAGATGATATGCAAACTCACGAGTGAGCTGACTCTTACCTAATCCTGATCCTGCTGTTACTGTTACAATCTCACCTAATCGACAGCCCCCTATCTTCTCATTCAGTCCTGAGTAAGGGTAAGGGGTAGAGAAAACTTCTTTCTCCGTTGATACTTCCTCCCATAAGTCAACACCATTGATAATACCATCAGGGGCAAATTCTTTTGCCGACCAGAACGCATCAATCAATTCTGGTGTGCGTCCTGCCATGATCATATCACTTGCATCTTTTAAGGGTAGTCTTGCAATCTTAGCTTTTCTTGGTGATAGTAGTGCAGCACATTCAAGAGCTGCCTTCTGCCCTACCTCGTCATTATCAAACATAAAGACTACAGATTCAAAACCTTCAAGCCATTCTATAGCTTGTTTAATGTCATGCTTCGCACCTGCTGCTCCTGTCTTGACAGAGACTACTGGCCATTTGTGGTCAAACGCTTGTGACATTGAGAGCGCGTCTAACTCTCCTTCAACGATGGTGACACTCTTTCCTTTGTCTCTCCAGAGCCACTGTCCGTACAGGCCTGCTTTTTTGAGGTTCCCTCGGACGCTGAAATCTTTTCCTGCTGTTCTAATTTTCTGGGCGACTGTTTTACCGTCTTTGGTTTTATGATTTGCAATCTGCGCTGTCTGACCATTAAAAGTGCCTACTTGATAATTCCAAAATTTCACTGTCTTTTCTGTGAGACAACGCTTAATTAAAACTTCATGTGTACCTGTTAAAAAATCTACAGGTTTAATCTCTACCACCTTTGCCTCCTCTTGGGATTGCCCGTATGTGTTACACGCAAAACAATAGGTGTGGCCATCAGTATACAAACTATTTGCATCTGACGAACCACACTTATCGCATGGAGTGTGCATTACAAATTCACTCTCCGTTTCTAGCATTACTTAAGCCACTCCTCTGGGATTATTTCTTCTGCCCAAATGAAACCATGACGATCTGCCCATTCACCACAAGTCATCTTAGTTCCATCTTTGCGTTTCTTTGCACCCTGTACTGTGCTGTTTGCTCTTTGAAAAAGAAAACGTATGTCCAAGTCAGGGTGCTGTTCCTTCATGCTTCTCATCTTACGTTGAGCATCTTGTCGGAAGTAACCTTTCACCTCAATGTACATCTCGTTGACCTTAAGATCAGGAATGTAGTTTCGTTCCACCACATAGGGTAGCTTACAAGGTTCATACTCATAAGCCACCCCACGGGCATCAAGGTTCTTCTGGACCCGTTCTTCAAGTGTACTCCTAGAAGTCAACGGCATCGTCTAACTCCTCTGCTGATACAGAGTTGTTAGCGGCTTCGCTTGGCGGAGGAGCCACGAAACCGTCTTCCTCGTCAAAGACACTAGCGACACTATTACCGTATTCCACTAGGTCAATTACTTGAACTGCTTTTAATCGTAAAGATACACCAGCTTTCTTCGTACTTGCCATTACATAAGGAACAGGTTCAAAAGCTACCTTCACTCGTGAACCATTGCCTATAAGAATGTCATTGGACATCGGAACTTTCTTTGAGTCTAATACAGCAGGTTGTTGCTCGTAGTGCGTACCATCACGCCTCTGCACTTTAGCTTTTAACTTAAACTTAAACTCTACGTTACCTGTGTCATCACCTGTATCTCGGTCAAAGACTGGTTGGCATACTTCTTGAGTGGTCAGCGTGTTCTTTAAACGGGGGTCATCTTTCACTGCCTCCTTGAACTTAGCTTGAACTATACCTTCTAGTTGCTCACTCATTGCTACAGATTGCGCTACGGGCATTTGCAGGTTGATACTATAGTCACCCAAAGGGTTAAACTTTGTATCTGGTTCAAAGACCTTCGCCCAAAGCGCTGTGCCTTCTAATACTAATATATTTTTAGCCATACTTTATGTTTCCTTAATAGTTAATATGAACGGGGGGGGTGGCTATAGGGGAACCTTCGAGATTATGCGAAAAAGTAATCACTTAACAAGACCTCCTCTATATCCAGCGTACCTCGCTTTGGTGGTGGTGGGATAACTGCTTGATCCCCTAATGAAGTAACTGCGTGTGTGTAGAGATTTAGCAGTACGTCATGTTCTTTATACATCTCGACAAAAGCCTCTCTTAACTTCATGTTTAATAAAGGCATGTTGGGAGAATGTGTGCCGTAGCTGTCGTGAACCATTGCAAAATCCACAACTCCTTCTTTTAAGCATTTGTCTATTGTAAAAGTTAATGCCGCAGCGTCCAATGAATGAACAAAGTTAGGACTGCTTCCCGACACGCTTTTCTTCTTGTCTATTTCGTTTTCAAGTGGCTGGTTGTAATTCAATTTAACAACGGAGCCGCTTAAATGAGTCTTAATGCGTAACTTGTTCGTGTTGATGTACGCCTGTCGCACTAATAACCCTGTAGGAGTTATCCACTCAAATGGTTTATTGTGAGCACAATACAGTTTAGCAATACTTTTAATATAATTCATTACTTCATGTGCTGATTGTATGACTTCGTTGATTGCTTGCCAGACAAAACCTGACAAGTAACGTGCAGGTCTGAAGAAATCATCATCCCAAGGGTTATTACCCATATACTTATCAGACAAAGCTTCAGCTATATAAGCACTACAAGCGTGACGTGTACCACTGTAAGGAACAATCATTACAGGTCTCTTGCATATTTTCCTATCAATACCCATTCGTAGTAATTGCCTAGCCAACTCTGTATCTTCTTGCTCTAATAGCTCCGTTGCTCTCTTTGCTACATCAGCATAAATGTCCTGGGGTTGTTTACTAGGTGTAAGGTTTACTGAACGCCCGCCCTCAGAGTCCCTGAGCATCGCAGAGAGGTGTTGCAAGCCATTACATGAGCCATCACTTGCACATGGTAAACGTGTTTCATATGGCTTCCCGTTAGCTCTGGCGATGTTGTATTCTGCCCACTCTTTGCACCACGCTAAAGCTTGCCAAGGTTTGTCCGCTTCTTGCCACCACTTACTACCTAGCGGATCATTATAAACAGCTATGGCATTGTCTGCATTCATGTACGCCCACAATTCACGATCTTCTAAACTTACTTTATCTACTCCAAATACATTAGCTCCGTGTATGGCTAACCATTGGGCTTCCTCGGAGGTCGTGAT